CGGATGACGTGGATCGTGACCTGGATGACCTGTTACATAATCACCGATACGTCTTGCTTGTCTACCTTGTATAATAACGCTACGTGCACCCATCATGGCAACACCGCCACCATTATTAAAAGTTCCCATTTTAGCTGGTATTGGCATTTACGCTCCTTTATACAGAAGTCGCCAACGTCAGTCCTGTTGTCTTTGCAAGATACTGTGTGGCGATATCGCTTTCTGTTTTGCCAGAAAGTGCAACTGCTCTTTTATTTAACACTACTGGTTCGTTAGGTGAAACACTAAAAATTGCAGGTGCTAAACCAAATCCATTTTGGGTAGAAATCATTACCAATGGTTTTAGTAGTGAGTAGGTAGTAGCATTTTCTTCACTTACACGACTAATGATTTCTTCGCCAGTGACAGTCTTAAATGTATAGACAGTATTTTTATCCGTTTTGCTGATTAGCATGTTTTCTTTCCTGTAATTCGTTGATAGATAGTTTACTTAGACCTGTATAACCGCCTTCTACTAAAAGTTTGTTATTGAAGTAAATTTGTGGCACAGTCTTGTGACCTTCTGCAACAAGCCAATCACGAACGCCTTCATCGTTGATATCTACTTCTTGGTATTCTTCACCCCAACTCTTAAGTAGGTGCTTTGCGCCATCGCAATATGGGCAGTTGTCTTTTGTATATAATGTAATCATTTTGTCTCCTTAATATTATTTCTTTCTATAACACGATTACGTAAATCAGTCGTGCTAAAGCGATGTTCACGACGATTAAAGTAAAGTTCTATACCACGTTTTTTACAAATATCACGACCAGTAAAATCTTTGTCACGATATTCTTCACCCAATATACGCACATTGATTGGATACATTGCAAGAATATCTTCCAAGTCTGCTTCCGTCACATATGGAATAACTTCGTCCACATAACGAACTGCAGCAAGTTGTGCATGACGTTCTACCACAGTTTGCACTGGTTTATTTTTATTAGGACGGTCTAGCGTTGGATCAACTTGCAATCCGCAAATGAGATAATCGCAATGATCTTTTGCTTCACGTAACATTGCTACATGACCAGCATGTAGCAAATCAAATGCACTACAGGTAAATCCTATCTTCACAGACTAAATCCAGTGAATGAATTGCTATCAACATCTTGCTTGGTTCCACCAATTACGTAAGATGAGATTTCTGTTTCCTGTGGAGCAACTTGAACTTCTGCGCCAGCAATCCACTTTTGTGTCCAAGGTAGCGGATTATTCTTTGTAGCATATGGCTGACCAAGACCAACTGCTTGCATACGCTTGTTGGCAATAAACTCAACATATTCAGCAAGCAACTGATAGTTAAGACCAATCATAGAACCGTCTTTAAACAAGTATTGCGCCCATGCCTTTTCTTGTTGAACAGCATCATCAAACAACTTAATAGCTTGTTCACGACATTCTACTTCAATCTTTTCATAATCTGGATCATCTTTTGGAAGAATTTTTAACAATGACTGTGTGCCAGCAAGATGTAGATTTTCATCACGAGCAATAAACTTAATAATCTTGGCGTTGCCTTCCATCTTCTTGAGTTCAGCAAATGCCCAACTGCAAGCAAAGCTAACATAGAAACGAACACCTTCAAGAATATTCACACTCATAAGTGCCAGCCAAAGTGCTTTTTTATGATCGTAAAGATTATATTTTGATGGATCACTCATTTGCGCATATTCTGTATTAAATGCAATCAACTCATCATAAAGTGCAGTAATGTCACCAGCACAATCAACAATTTCCTGAATATCCATCATTTCATCAAACACTTTTGATGGGTTAGCATATACATTGCGGATGATATGTGTATAAGAACGAGAGTGAATAGTTTCACTGAATGTCCAAGTTGTAATCCAAGTTTCTAATTCTGGTAGCGAACAGATAGGACCAAATGCTACTGCTGGCGCACGACCCTGAACACTATCAAGTAGAATCTGGCGTTTAAGATTACTTGTAAAAATATGTTGCTCACTTGCGGTTAAGTCTTTAAAATCTTTAGCATCACGAAGAGTATCAACTTCTTCTGGACGCCAGAAGAAACCTAACTGTTTGTCAGTCAGCTTATCAAACTGTTTATATTTTAACGTATCATATCTTTGTATACTTACACCACCATTTGGGTCTAAAAATGCCAAAGCCTTAGTGTGATCACTCTTATCATTTGCATCAAATACTGTACTCATAACAACCTCTTTAAAATAATTATAACAAAATTGTGTCAGTTGCACAAATTAAATCGTGCAACTTTCACAAGCGTCTTGATCTTCAAGAAGTTGTAGGTTTTTGACTTCAAAGTCTTGTTTTTGTTCAACAAATTTAGAGACATCAACTTCACCTTGACCATCATAGGTATTAAAATAATATAGAGTCTTAATACCATACTTGTAACAAAGTAGTAGATGACCAATCATAACGCTCATTGGAATCTTTTCATCTTCATAGAATGTTGGATTATATGAAGTATTAGTAGAAATACTTTGGTCAATATATTTCTGTAAGATAGCAACAAGTTTTAGATAACCTTCTGGTGACTTTTGATCCCATAGAAGTTCATACTTGTTCTTTAACCTACGGAACTCTGGAACAACTTGCTTTAACACACCATGCTTGCTTTGCTTGACACTTATAAGACTACGTGGTGGTTCGATGCCATTTGTGGCATTTGCAACCTGTGCACTTGTTTCTGCTGGCATAAGCGCCATAAGTGTACTATTACGGATACCATGTTCTTTGAGACTTGCACGAAGTGATGCCCAATCCATACGCTCCACATGTGGTACAAGTTCATCAACTTCTTTTTTATAGGTATCAATTGGTAGAACACCCCAACCATACTTGGTTTCATTGCTCTTTGGTGCGGCACCCTTTTCAATAGAAAGTTGGTTACTTGCCTTGATAAGATAGTAAGACCATGCTTCTGCATATTCATCAACGAGTGCGAGCGCACGTGGATCACTATATGATAGGTCATTCTTAGCAAGGAAATATGCAAAGTTAATAATGCCAACACCTAATGGACGACGATTCATTGTGCTTAACTGTGCTGCAATGACAGGGTAGTTTTGGTAATCAAGCAATTCATCAAGACCACGAACTGCTAAATCACACATACGTTCAAAATCTTTAGGTTCTTTTACATTGCCCCAATTGATTGCACTAAGAGTGCAAAGTGAAATTTCACCTTCTTCATCAAAAATATGCTTGAGTGGTTTTGTTGGTAACGCAATCTCAGCACAAAGATTGCTTTGCTTGACAGGTGCAACACTTTCAATAAATGCACCATGTGTATTAGCATGGTCAACATTCATTAGATAAATGCGACCTGTATTTTTGCGTTCTTCCATAAACATACTAAACAAATCAATTGCTTTATAAGTTTTCTTACGAATCTTGCTGTTTTTTTCAGCAGCCTCATAAAGTTGCTTGAATTTGTCTTGGTCTTGGAAGAAAGCATCGTATAAGCCTGGAACATCACTTGGACTAAAGCAAGTGATGTCCCCACCTTGGAGAAGACGCTCATACATTAACTTGTTAAATTGTACACCATAATCCATATGACGAACACGATTATCTTCTGTTCCCTTGTTATTTTTGAGAACTAGTAAGTCTTCTACTTCATAATGCCATAGTGGATAATAGAGAGTTGCGGCACCATTGCGAACACCGCCCTGTGAACAACTGCGAACAGCAGTTTGAAAATGTTTATAAAATGGAATTAAACCTGTGTGGCTGGCGTCACCTTTACGAATTGGAGAACCAATGGCACGGATAGCCCCAGCACCAATCCCAATGCCTGCCTTTTGACTTACATACTTGACAATGGCACTACTTGTTGCATTGATGCTGTCTAGACTATCGTCAGTTTCAATTAATACACAGCTACTAAACTGACGTTGTGGTGTGCGGACACCAGCCATCACAGGAGTAGGTAAACTAATATCATGCTTACTGATAGCATCATAATAGTCCCTAACATAACGTAAACGAGTTTCTTTTGGATATCTTGAGAATAACGTTGCTGCAATAAGTGCATATGCAACTTGTGGCGTTTCCATGATTTGACCAGTAACACGGTTTTGAACGAGATATTTGCCACGCAATTGTTCCATTGCCACATAAGCAAGACTGCAATCACGCTCATGGTCAACAAACTTATTAATAGTTGCCCATTCTTCTTCGGTATAATCCGTTAATAGTGCAGGATCATAAAATCCGCTTGCAACATTCTTTTTAATAATATCAATCAATGCCCACGGATGATAATCACCATATACTTCTTTGCGAAGATGATAATTTACAAGACGACCTGCAACATATTGGTAGTTTGGCGTTTCTTCACTGATAAGATCAGCCGCAGCCTTAATCATAGTTTCCTGAATTTCAGTGGTCTTAATGTTATTATAAAACTGAATTTGACTTCGTAGTTCTAGTTCACTTGCACTTACATTGTTGATATTTTCTGTTGCCCA